GGATTGTCTCTGTACCTCTTATTCCATATGGATTACCAGTAGTCTTCCTCGCCCTTTCTAATCGCCGGGCAAATTCAGTTGTGTTTAATCTTTTGGGCATATTATTTTAGGCAAATTGTCTGCGTATTTCCCGGGACCTTGCTAATGCTTCTTTTGTTCTTCTTCTTTTTGGTAATTTCTTCCCGCTCACCTCTTTTAAATGTCGCCTTAATTCTGCCTTAGACATTTCAGTTACTGTAGCTTTTCCAGCCCTTAATCTACCTAATTCAGCGCCAAAAAATTTGCGTTGTTGTTCGGTTACGATTGGTGTATGGACTTTTCTTTTATGTTTAGGCATATACTTTTTCTCTTATTATATTTTATTTGGCTTTTGACAAAGAGGTATCAAAGATCGACTCCTTGCTCAAAAGCTTGTTAGAAGTCCAAATTTTGCATTAAGTGGGCTATTTTTCGCCCCTCAATCGATTTTCTGCGTTTTCTTTTGTAATTAAGAATTCTTGAACTATTTCAAAGATTCGTTCCAACCCCCGCATTGTTTTTTGATGCTCTATAAATTCCATTGCCAAATCAGGAAATGATTTCGGATTGATTTCCATTAAAGCTCGACGCTCATCTTCAATCTCTTCTTTGATTTTCGCTTGAAGCAATCTCCAACCATCTTGGCGTATCAAATCTTGGATTGCCTTTCCTTCTTCAATTTGGACTTCTAAATCTTTTGCCATTTATTTAGGCTCGTGGTGCTGGTGATATTTCTTCAGGTGGAATTGCTGGGCCGGTTGGTGGAACTGAAGGCCCTGGCGGAAATATCATTCCTGGCCCTGGTCCTAATCCGCCTAATCCCGGCGCTTCTCTCATTGCATTTAAGGCCGTCACAATTCTATCGATTGCATCATTCAAAGTAACTCTGCCAGCAATAAAATCATCTTTTATGGCTGCTACTTCGGTTTCGATCTTCGCCCATTGAGTCTCTCGATCTTCAGGCTCTCCTGGCGCTGGCGGTACTTCTAATTCTGCTCTTGGAATTTCTTCTTCTCCTAATGGAGCCTCTTCTTCAGGAAGTTCCTCAGGAATCTCTTTCGCTGGTCTTCGTTTTCTTTTTGGCATGATTTTAAATTAATTAATTATTTACTCGACCTTTATGCAATTAATTCTACGCCATTAATAATAAGCGTAGCATCATCACCCACTGTTGCATTTGTCACAACCATATCAATTTTTTCTCCTGCTGATAAATAAAGCTCAACTGGTGCTGGCAATCTTTCTAATTGACCTGATACAGGATCAGCAGTAGTTTTATATATGCTTTTTCCACCTGCTTTAATTTCAATTCTGACATTGAGCACTGTTCCAGTATAAGAAAAACTAATATTGGTTATTTTATTAACTCTGGCTGAAACTGCTGCTAAAGATGAAAGCGTATTGGTTCCTGCCGCCAAATTATCATTGGTGATTTCTTCGTGAATCGATTTCATGTTTTATTTTTAATAAATTTTATTTCCTCGACCTTTACAGAATAGGAAATGGTTTGGCCCAATTACACAAAGTCATTCCAATAAAAACTTCATGTTTTGGTAATCCTGAACTCGCATCAATTGTTACATACGCTCTTAAATATCTTTTCTTTCTGGCGATTTCCATTTTGTAAACACTATCTGCTGCTACTGTTATTTCTTCTCCGCCTTCTGCTGTTTGAACTCCTGCGCTAAAATCTGAAATATCTGCTTCTTCAATTTTTACTTTAGTTGCTGCTTGTGTTCCTAATTTGCCAGTCGCTATATCAACTAAAGCAGTATCAAAAGAATACATTTCACTCAATTTTGTATCGATTGCCGAACCAACTAAATTGGGGGATCTACAAGTCCAAACTGCTGTATTATCTGTTACTGTAGTTCCTGCAGTTGTTGGCCAAGTTGGTTCAGCTGTGCCAGAAGTTCCAGCGGTAGTACATTCATAAATATAACCATTTACTGTACTAGGAACAACAAAATCACCCAAAGAATAAGCTTTTGAGGCTGCCCAAGTACTTGTTATTCGGGTTTGAAGCGGGATAGCTGCTACTTTTTTAATATTATCTTTTAAAGTTTTTGGCATGATTTTTTACTTTTAATGAATTAATTAATCGACCTTTTATGTGGCAATTCTCCCAATGATTGGAATTTTTGCCGCTAATCTTCTTAATAATCTTGGTGTTGGTCTTGCTGCCGGTGGCGCTACTGGTGGTGTCATTGGAGGCATTCCCGATAGAGCTTCCACTGGTGGAGCAATTGACGATGCAGGAACTTCTGCGGAAGGTGGTGCGGAAACTTCAGGTGGTTTTGGCGCTTCTTCTTTTTCTTCTCCGATTATTAAATCCTCATAAGCTTCCATGCCGAATTCCTCTAATATCTTTTTCTGCAAAGTTCTTTTTCTAATCTTCCATGTTTTGATTGCTTCTTCATTTCCTGGATCTGGCTTATCTTCTGCTACGAATATCTTGTAAAGCTCCATTGCTTCAATTTTTCTTTGTTCTGGCGTCTTTTCAACTTTCGGTTCAATTTCCACTCTGGCATCTACCTTTATTTTTTTGTCCTCCTTTTTAAACTCTTTGAAATCTATTTCTTCTCCGATTAATCGATAAGCCTTATCTTTTGTTAAAAATTCATCATTCAATTGAATTAGATTATTTACTAATTGAGTCATTGCGATTTCAAATTGGCGAAGCAATAAGCTAAATCTAATGTTGGTTTGCATCAACAATAATTCTACTTTTCCTAATGGCTCTTGAGCTGATTTTGGCAACCCCATTGCATATTCCGAAATTGCTAATGATGTTTGGATTTCCCGTCTTAATACTTCATCTTTTTCCAGCCATTGCTTACTGATTTCTGGTGGTCTCTCAGTTATTACATCATCTGCTCTTTTTAAATCCCAAATTGCTCCTGGCTCATAAATAATATCATCAGCATTTAAATGAGCATCTTTTCTTGTTTTCCGAATTGGATCAAGGGTGAAAACTATATCGTCCATCGCCTGATTTCGGGAATCAGCAATTTCATGAATTGTGGTTTCCACTGGTTCGATATGTCCTATTGCCCATAATTCCCAAAGCAAGGCATGGTCAGGTAAATCAATAAATACTCGCCCACTATTAATATTTAAATAAGGATTATCGTCTTCTCTAATCAATATTTCTTTATTGGCAATTACTATTAACTTATCTTCTTCATGATCCCAAATTTGCCATAATTCCACTTTCTTATCTACCATTTTCCCTGTTAGCGATGTTCCTGCTTCTGGCTGGCCTTCTTTTGTCGTTCCACCAATATCAATCTGTCCCATCTTTTTTGTATTAATTTCGTATCTTCCTTTGCGAGGATCATCAGGAATTTCTTTATTTTCTATGCATTCTAAATTTTTATAGAGCTTGGCATTTCCTCGAGCCTCTTCCTCTTTTTCTAATTCCTCTTTTGTTTTGTATAATAATTGGATTTCCCATTTGCTATCCTGGAAGCTTGTTGCTTCAGGATCTGGATAGAATAACCACAAATCTTGAATCTCTAAAGATGGATCACCATCTTCTTCTTCGCCGGGATTCCAAGTTAATTGAGCAATTCCATTTCCATAAAGCAAAGCTGAATTAATCCAATCTATTTTTCGGTCATCAAAATTAATTGTATCGAAGTTATATTTAATTAAATCATCCCATGATTCTATTGCTGGCGAATCAATATCTTCTTTTCCTCGGGGCAAGATTCTGACATTCATTTTCGCTGATGCTAATCTCGGCTTTACTGTTTCTACAATTTCAAAAGCAATTGGTGGCATCAGCTTTGTTTTATATGCATAAGAAGTCTTGTCTTTATAAGCTCGATAAAGCTTATACATCCTTAACCATTTTTGCTGGTATGGCTGGCGCCAATTTTTCGCTTTATTAAATCTTTTTTTCCACTTTTCTATTAATTCTGTTTCTTCATCTGTTGGTTGATATTGTTCTGCCATGATTTTTAATAAATAAAAACCCC